AATCCAGGATGCGATGTCTGCCGCCGTGACGAATCACGCGAAGCAGCAGGCCGATGAAGAGGCCGAACTGGTGGCGAGCCTCGCGCGGCGACGGGAAGAACACGAGAAGTACGAAGCCGATGTGCTTGCAGACCGGCTGGCCGAAATACCCAACGTGATACCCGAGCTTTATCAACCTGGAGGAAAACGGGAAGTCACCCTGCCCGCTCTTCCCGTAGACGGGCCACCCGCCGACGGCCCGCGCCGCGGCTGTGCCGATCATGGCGCCGGCAACCTGCGAGACGTTGACCCGCATAAACTCGACGCCGTTAATCCGTTTGAATCGCGACGGCCCGTAATATTTCTGGTGGATCTCTTCGGTCTGACAGGCGATGAATTCGTAATGGTGTCCAGTACTGTTGATCTGCCGATACTGATCGAGCAGCAGACGAGAGTAGCCAGCCGGGAACAGAAGATCGTCAGACGTGATCATGAACACGTCGGATTCCACCAGGGATAAACCGTGGTTCTTCAGCACGTCGGCTCCGGGGTTTCCCGGCAGTACCGCGGTATGGTCAGCCATCTCGTAAATCCGGCTGATGGTTTCGGTATCGCTGCCGCCATCGATGACGATCAGGTCGATGTCATCCTGCCGAAGTGAATCGAGGCAGCAAAACAGATACTTCGGGCGCGCGTAACTGGTGACGACGACGGTGAGCTTACTTATCACGGCGACAGAACACCATATGGTAGTGCCCGACGAGTTTGTAGCGCGGCTGGCCGTACTGGGCGAAGTACGCCAGCAGTTCGTCCGGCGTAAACGCCCATAGATGCTCCGGATAGTCGCCATGCGCCTGCGCGGCCTCACAGGTATCGTCGAGTGTGCTGATAACGAGGTGCCCGCCGATACGGCAAACCCGCGCCATCTCGGCCACCAGCAGTTCCGGCTTCTCCATGTGCTCGATGAGCTCACCGGAGCCCACCACGTCGAACTCGCCGTCACCGAACGGCATGTTCAGCGCATCGCCGATGCGATAGTCGAGATGCGGCACGATCTCCAGCGTTCGGCGGCGTGCTTCCTGGCTGAAGTCGATAGCCGTGTACTTGCCGGGGAAGCCGTGATGCATGGCGTACTGCGCGAATCCCCACCAGCCCGCGCCCACGTCGAGCGTGCGGCCCGTATGCCCGTAGACGCGCGTGAACTGCAGAAACTCACGCAGCCGCACGGCGTCGTAACGGTGCACGTTCTCGACTTGCCAAACATGGTTGAACCAGTCGATTGAATTGATATTTTCTTGGTGAAGGCGCTTCATGTGATGTTACTCACCATGTTACTTCTTCTCTCCTCCAGGAAATATCTCGCCCTTCTCCTCGGCCCACTTCCGTATAAAGTACTGGGGATGATCGATAGCCTGCTGGTCCGTGCCGCGATAGTGCTCGACTACCAAATCTTCGATGTAGCCGCAGCGCCCGCCCTGCTTTCTCCACCAGTGGCAAAACCTATCGTCCTGATACTTCGCCAACGGCAGATCTTCCGGGTACCCGCCGGCGTCCATGTAGCGCCGATACACGCTGGCCGGGACGACGTGAAACAGCCCGCCGACGATGCCCGTCTCGCCAACAGGATGTCCGCCGATATCGACGGTACGGACGCGTTTCGGCTGCTTGTTGATACCTTCGACCCTGGGGGATAGAATCCAGTTGTCGCCAGCCTCCGCGGCGACGGCGCAGATCTGCGGGAGGATATTGGGCGTGCGGACGTAGCAGTCATTATCGACCTTGATGATAATGGAGTAGTCGCTAAGGTCTTCATCGTCGCGAAACGCAAACGATGCTGCGCGCGGCGTGTTGAACATCGTATCAATACAGCAGTTGGAGCCGTAACTGATACCCTGGTTTGTCCCAAACCGACAAACCGCAAATAGCCTGCGCTCGTCCAGTTCCGACATCAGCCATTCCTGTGTCCCATCCGTGCTGCCGTTATCGAACACGTAATGGTCGAACGGCATTCCGGCATTCTCGCGCAGGCTGGCGAAGCAATCCTTGGTGTATTGGAGGCGGTCACGCGTAAGCGAGTAGATAGCGATTCTCATGACGACTCCCGTTCCGCCAGCATGGCGCGCAGCCGACGTATTTCTGCGATCAAGACAGGTAGCGCATTGCGAGCTTCGGCAATCGCGGCTTGATCACGATCCAAGATGCATACCGGGCTTACTACGTCTCGACCTTTAACGTTGTAAAAGTTCAACGCATGCACGATGTGGCGATCCCACAGGTCGGCAAATTTAGGATTTACACCGCTCCGGATCGGGCCAACGAGCAGATGTATCCACCAGTCACGCCTGCGCCTGTCTTTTTTCTTGTCTTTTTTCTTGTCTTTTTTCTTGTCGTTTTCCTCGCGTTCTATCCATCGCCACGGACCAGGAGTTGCTTGCTGTTCAATCTCCTCCAACCTACATAACTCAACGTCGGTAATTATCTCAGCATCCATTCGCATTTCTCTCCCGGCACATGTTAACATGCTTGCGCATGCGTGTCTACCTCGGTTATCCTGTTCGCATGCTTGTCAAGGCTGGAACCGACTTCCCCACTGATCATTACGTGAGCGATCACATTACCGTCCCGGCTATCCGGCGCGAAGACGTGCAATCCATGTATGTCCATCGCGACGACATCACTAGTCATTCTACGCTTAGCCCATTCCGAGACGCCATGGTTACAGCAGTGACAATCAACACGGCAACAAAGTCTTACGTTTTCAACCCCGACGTGGTCGATATCGCATTGTCCGGCGGTGGCGATTATTGGATCTGTTGTCCAAATGAGAACCACTACCCAATGACATACGAAGAACATCTTGAGCAAATTGAACGCAACGCAGAAGAGGCGTTTTGGGATTACTATTAGCACCATCACCGTCCGATCCCATGCTTCCGATGCACCACCCGCAACGCTTCCTCGTACGGGATGGCGTCAGGCGCATACGTGATGCCGTTTCTGACGCGCGTCGAGAATATCTGTGCCCCGCAGTACACGCCGACATGTCCCGCCGCCAGCATGGTCAGCCACAAGTCGTAGTCTTGCAGCCGTCGCAGGCCCTCGTCGAAGCCGGGAAACGCATCTCGCCGGATCACAGACATGGTGGAAATGTAGTTCTGTCGTCGCAACGCCACAGGGTCGAACGGGCGATCACACTGCACCCGCCCATGCATGACATACGAGCCGTAGACATACGACGCCTCGGGATGCGCCTCCAGTGTCGATATCAGCCTTGCCAGTGCGTCTGGCTCCCAGGCTATGTCGTCGTCGCTGAACAGCACGAACGGCGCGCTGGACAACCGGAATCCGGCGTTCCGTGCGGCGTTGGCGTTGCCGGCGTGGTCCCACGAGCAGACGATCTCGAAGTCCTGAAACGTACTGCGTGCCAGCGATGTAAGCGTGGGAGCAGGGTTACCGCCCTGGCGGATTGGAATTATGATGGAGAGGAGAGTTGACATGAAATTTAACTGCTGGAGATGCGGGAAGGCGATTCAATACGGCTGGCGCTTGAACGCTGATAATCCAACCCCGCTGCACTGTGGCCATTGCGAACTGGAACTACGTCAGCTTGAGCGGGAGATAGCCGCCAATCCAGCACGTCAACCAGCTGCACCATCGGCCACGTCCGCAATGCCGATCCCGGCGTCACGTTCACTACCTGTACACCTGCTGTAGCCAGCGGTTCTCGCAGTGTGTCGAACTTAGGCAGCATCAGGCGTAGCGTCGATGCGAATCCCCCAGGTGTCTGAACTTCTGGCCTGTCGTTCCAGTGCATCTCACCGCGCGGCGAGACGTGCATGTCGAACCCGAGCAGCACGATTCGCGACGCGCCGAAGTGGTACGCCAGCCCGATAGCCTGATACCCGCTATTCTTCCCGGTCCGCAGCGCGCCGGGGTCCGTCTCCAGGCCATCTTCCCCGCTATTCCGCAGCCGCAGCACGCCGTCGATCTGGTTTTCCAGCGTTACCATGCGGCGGCCCTGCCAGATAGCCTGTATCGCCTCCCTGCGCGTCTGCCACCAGCGCAGATCGCAGGCATACAGCACGTCGGCCCATGGCGCAAGCCGGAACGAATCGTTGATGGCGATCACGCGCCCGCGGCCGCGCAAGACACGAGCGTCGAACCCGCGTAGCGACGGCCCGCAGCCGAGAATATACGCTGTCTCGCCGGTCCACTCAGGCGGTACACTCCAATAACTCATTTCTCGTCCACCAGGATATGAACGTGCGGCAGTATCGCGCCCTTCGCGATGATCTCATCAACGTCTGACTCAGCAATCAAGCCCTCAGTGATGCCGCGTTCGATCTGCGGTATCAGGTCGGCCAGCGCGAGTTCCCACTGCGGGTCAAGCCAGAGAGTGAACGTTATCATGGGTGTCCCATCCATCACGCATCCACCACCGCCCGAAAATTCACACTCATGCATGTGCGGTTCTCGGCGTCGTTCCACTGGCCAGGCTCGCCCATGGCGTGTATCAGCCGCACGCCCGACAGGTCCTGGTTCTCCAGCGCCACCATCGCAGCCGTGATCTTCGCTTCGCACTCGGCATGCTCCAGCTGACCGGCGCGCACCGTGACCTGAAACGTCGGCCTGCGCGTCTCGCCTTGCTGCGTGTCCTGTGCAAACCCACCGGTACGATACAGCGTGATCGCCTGCCCGACATCCGGCGCGTATCCGATAAAGCATGGCCAGGCATCTGTCACCACGCCCGCAGTCACCAGCGCCGTCCGTACTGTTTCAAGCAGTGGCATTATTTCAGCCTCATGTGCGCGGCGTCCACGTCATCCTTCAGCTTCGCGGCAATCTGGCCTGTGGCTGCCTTCAGCGGCGTCTCCAAATACTTCCATCCGCCGGTGCGTGCCCAATGCTCGTACGGTTTCCCGCTGGGGGATAGCCCACCGGTCTTGCCGGCCCTCGGATTCTCGTGCACTGCGATCGCATACGGCGCCACAGGACCGCCGTAACCCATGGTGATGGTGGCCGTCATTCCCGATACCGCAGGAGTCTCCACGTGGCCAGAACTGCGCAGTGTGCCCTGATCGACTGGCACGTATTCTTCCTTCGACGTCGCCATGACGCCCTCGAAAGACTGATACGCAGACTTCACCATGGCTGCGAATACCGCTGGTCCCATGGCGTGCAGCTTCGCTTTCCATTCCGCCGCGCCGGTAAGTTCGACTGTCGTCTTCATCGTATCGCCCCGCTCGTCGTCGGCCCGAAGTAGATCTTCGTATGGTGGTTCCCGTCCTCATCCGGGAAGGTTTCCCAATTCAGGATAATAGGCGTGCTGCCATCTGGCAAGGTCAATCGTGCGTCGATGGACGGCAGTATCGCTGCGTGCAACCATACCTGCCCGGTGGCGATGGCGTCTTGGCCGTTCATGCGATTCACAATTCGAGTCTGTTTGTAGACGACGCGCGCCCGATACGTTACGCCAGTGGCGAACGTGATTTTTCCGTACGCATCGCGGCTCGACGGCACGGCATACGTGACCGTATGCGGCATGAGGTCTGCCCAGTCGGATACCGGCATTTATTGAACCTCTGCGTCTTCGTAATCATGCAAGGTCCGCGTAAACGCGGGCTGTACAATGTCTGTGTTATCGGTGTAGGTGGCCTTACCAGCAATCGAGATGCCTCCTGCGAACGGCTCAAACAGCCCGTCGCGGCCAGCCTTGCGCAGCGCGGCCGCGCGGTCCATCCACTGCTTCGCCCGCTGGCTGTTCGATATCGACAGGTCGCCAATTTTCTTGTCCACGCTGGAGGCATACCGCCCCGCGATGGACTCAGCCGCCAGCGCTGCGGCGCCATACACGTCGGAATTCAGTGCCAGTATCGCCGTAATCGACTCGTCGGAAATCTCGGCATACGAGAACGTGAATACGATGGCCAAGCCGGTCCCCGGCGCCGCATCGAACGTCACGATACCCGTCTCCTGGTTGAGTGTCGGCGTCTCGGCATCGCCATCCACCGTACAGGCAAACGTGCTGGTAATGACCGGAAATTTAGTCAACGCAAACAACACGGACGATCCGTCGCCGGTCGCCACTTGGCGGTCAAATCGCGACTGATCCCCCAGCAGAATGCGCACTGTCGCTACGCTCACGAATACCTCCGTTCGGACGTCGCCACGGTCCACGATGAAGCCGTGGCTGTGATTTCACTGCGCGCCTCGATCAGCGTTGCCGCCGGCTGCTCGCCGAATTCGACTTCGCCGAACAACGGTTCACCGAACTGCGCATCGTTCGTGTTGGGCATGTCAGATCTCCTCCAGCGAAATACGATGGAATGCGAGAATCGCCGATCGCGGCGAGCAGTTCCAGACTTTCACGCCCTCGGCAGACAACTGTGCCGACGCATTGTCGAACGCCGCGGCCCATGGCTCCAGCGCAATCTCGCCGCCCCATCCCGGCTCCGGGTGCCAGTGGCCGGATCCGGCCATATCGAACCCGAGCAGATAAATCTCGCGGGCCCGCTTAAGATACGCGACGTTCAAAGCGCCGTATCCGCTCGGCCCGCAGATGTGGACGCTGCCCTGATCAACACTCAGCCCCGGC